AGATAAAGTTGTTCCTATATCAAATCGATTACCATTCTTTTTTAAACCCATCCAAGATGGTATGGATAAACCTAAAACAGAATTAGCCTTTAGAGTTCCGGCGGCTAAGATTACGAAGAAGAATATGTATGAGGTTTCGGATGAAGAACTATTAGGATTAGATACTACTATTGATTGGAAGAATACAGATGATAACTCTTATGATGGAGAGAAACTATTATTATTAGTGCACGATGAAAGTGGTAAATGGATAAAGCCTAATAATATTTTAAATAATTGGAGAGTAACTAAGACCTGTTTACGATTAGGTAGTAAGATTATTGGTAAATGTATGATGGGTTCTACCTCTAATGCATTAAACAAAGGTGGAGAAAATTTCAAGAAACTATTTGAAGATTCTAGTTTATCTTCTCGAAACGCAAATGGCCAAACTAAAAGTGGATTGTATTCTTTGTTTATTCCTATGGAGTATAATATGGAAGGGTTTATAGATATATATGGACAGCCTGTGTTTCGTAAACCACAGGAAAAAGTAAAAGGAGTTGATGGTGAATGGATACGGAATGGAGCTATTGATTATTGGGAAGCAGAAGTCGAGTCGTTAAAAAATGATGCTGATGCTCTGAATGAATTTTATCGACAGTTTCCAAGAACAGAGTCTCATGCATTTAGAGATGAAAGTAAATCATCTTTATTTAATTTAACTAAGATATATCAACAAATAGATTATAATGATTCTTTAATCCCTGAACATTTTTTAACACGAGGTTCTTTTTCGTGGGCTAATGGAATTAAAGATAGTAAAGTTATATGGACACCTAATAAAAGGGGAAGGTTTTTAATTAGTTGGAGTCCACCTAAACATTTACAAAATAATATTATAGAAAGAAACGGAGTAAAGTTTCCCGGCAATGACCATATAGGTGCGTTTGGTTGTGACTCTTATGATATATCAGGAACAGTAGGTGGTGGTGGTTCAAACGGAGCTCTGCATGGGTTAACTACATTTAGCATGGAAGAAGCTCCAAGTAATCAATTCTTTTTAGAATATATTGCAAGACCTCAAACGGCAGAGATATTTTTTGAGGAAGTATTAATGGCGTGTGTGTTTTATGGAATGCCTATTCTAATTGAGAATAATAAACCTAGATTACTTTATCATTTAAAGAATAGAGGGTACAGAGGTTTCTCGATGAACCGCCCCGATAAACATAGATCAAAACTTTCTAAGTCGGAAAAAGAATTAGGAGGTATACCAAATACTTCAGAAGATATAAAACAAGCACATGCGGCAGCGGTAGAGTCTTATATTGAAAAGTATGTAGGGTTAGACTTTGAATCTACATACAGGCCTTCTGATGAAATGGGGATGATGTTGTTCTCTAAAACTTTAGAGGATTGGGCAAGATTTGATATAACAAATAGAACTAGGCACGATGCCACTATTAGTTCGGGATTAGCTATTATGGCTACTCAACGACACCTATATTCACCTCAAAAGAAACAATCAAAAATAAGTGTTAACTTTGCAAGGTATACTAATACAGGCAGATTAAGTACATTAATACGATGAAAGATATAAAAATAAACATACAAGCAGCGGGGTTTCCAAGTCAATTTGTTTCAGATGCAGAAAAAGCTACTGATGAGTTTGGCCTTCAAATAGGTCAGGCTATACAATACGAATGGTTTCGTAAAGACAGTAATACCTGTAGGTTCTATAATCAATGGGGAGAATATAATAGGTTAAGACTATATGCTCGTGGAGAGCAATCAATAGCTAAATATAAAAACGAGTTGGCTATTGATGGAGATTTATCTTACCTTAATTTAGATTGGACTCCTGTTCCTATACTTCCTAAGTTTGTTGATATTGTAGTTAATGGAATGTCTGATAGATTATTTAAAGTAGATGCTTATGCGCAAGATGCGGTCTCTCAATCTAAGCGAAGCAAGTACCAAAGAATGATAGAAGGACAGATGGTTGCTAAACCTGTTCTTGATATTATACAAAAGAGAGGTGATGTTAACCCTTACTCTATGGACCCCGATGAGCTTCCGGCTTCAGATGAAGAGTTAGCGTTATATATGCAGTTAAACTATAAGCCTGCTATTGAGATAGCTCAAGAAGAGGCTATTAACACTTTGTTGGACAACAATAAATATATAGACCTAAGAAAGAGATTTGATTATGACCTAACAGTATTAGGAATTGCTATAGCTAAACATGACTTTCAGTTGGGTGATGGGGTAAAAGTTGAATATGTTGATCCTGCTAATGTGGTATATAGTTACACTGAAGACCCACACTTTAAAGATTGTTTTTATTGGGGTGAAATAAAGACATTACCCATTATTGAGCTAAAGAAAATAGACCCAACTCTAACTAACGAGGATTTAAAAGAAATAGCTCAATACAGTCAAAGTTGGTATGACTATTTTAATACCGCTCAAATGTATCAAAACTCTATGTTCTATAGAGATACAGCTACCGTTATGTATTTTAATTATAAGACAACTAAGAAGTTTGTTTATAAGAAAAAGATTAATGAGAATGGTAATGAAAAGATGATAGAGAAAGACGACCAATTCAATCCACCTGAAGAAATGATGGAAGAAGGAAATTTTGAGAAGGTAGAAAAAACTATTGACGTATGGTATACAGGTGTAATGGTAATGGGAACTAATATTATTTTAAAATGGGAGTTAGCAGAGAACATGGTAAGACCTAAGTCGGCTAATCAATATGCTATTCCTAATTACATTGCTGTTGCTCCTAGAATGTACAAAGGTGTTATTGAGTCATTGGTAAGACGAATGATTCCTTTTGCTGATTTAATTCAGATTACCCATTTAAAACTTCAACAAGTTATATCACGAGTTGTACCGGACGGTGTGTTTATTGATGCAGACGGATTAAATGAAGTAGATCTAGGAACAGGAAATGCTTACAATCCTGAAGATGCGTTGAGATTATATTTTCAAACAGGTAGTGTGATAGGTAGAAGCTATACTCAAGATGGAGACTATAATCAAGGTAAAGTTCCAATTACTCAGCTAACCTCTAATTCAGGGGCTAGCAAAACGCAAATGTTAATTGGTAACTATAATCATTATCTTAACATGATTAGGGCTGTAACCGGCTTAAATGAAGCGAGAGACGGTAGCACACCTGATCCTAATTCTTTAGTTGGTATTCAGAAGTTAGCTGCATTAAATTCTAATACTGCCACGAGGCATATATTAGATGGAAGTTTATTTATATATCGTAGTTTAGCAGAGGCATTGTCTTATAGGGTAGGGGATATATTAGAGTATTCGGACTTTAAAGAAAACTTTGTAAATCAAATAGGTAAATATAATGTGTCAATATTAAACGACACAAAAGAGTTATACCTATATGACTTTGGCATTTTTATTGAAGTGTCTCCTGATGAAGAAGAGAAAGCTCAGTTGGAGCAAAATATACAAATGGCTTTATCTAAACAAGATATTAATTTAGAAGATGCTATTGATATCCGAGAGGTTAGAAATTTAAAACTTGCCAATCAGCTTTTAAAACTTAAAAGAAGAAAGAAACAAGAAAAGGATGAGCAACAGGAAATGATAAAGATGCAAGCTCAAGCTCAGATAAATCAACAGAGTCAGCAGATGGCTGCTCAAACTGCTATGCAAAAGATGGAGGCAGAAACTCAATCGAAGATGAAAATAAAACAAGCAGAGATTGCGTTTGAAATAGAGAAGATGAAACAAGAGGCTATGTTAAAATCTCAACTTATGGAAAAAGAGTTTAGTTATAACATGCAATTAAGAGACACATCGGAGCGTGCATTAAAGGAGAGAGAAAACCAAAGAGAATTTGCTAAAGCAGAAAGAATAAATCAACAGAACACTCAGCAGAGTAAACTCATAAGTCAAAGAAAAAATAACCTACCTCCTCAAAATTTTGAACAAACAACTACAGCAAAGATGTTTGAGTCAAATGAGGATAGCTTAGACGGATTTGATATGTCAGAGTTTGAACCGAGATAGTGTCTAAATTGTGTTAAAAAATTTATTAACTTTGTATAAAAATATAATCTAATGGAAATAAAAGTAAGAGCCGTTGATGGTGGGGCTGAAAAATCACCACAAGAGTTAGAGCAAGAATTGCTTGATAAGCATGAAGAAAAAACTAACGCTGAAGAAACAACTACTGAAGCTCCACAAGAGACAGTAGAACAAGAAGAAGTTAAAGAAGAGGTTGTTGAGCAACAACCCGCTGAATTAACTGAAGAAGACGTTCTTTCACATATTAACAAAAGATACAATAAGCAGATAAATTCTGTAGATGAATTATTTGCGGAAAGAAAAGAGTCAGGTGAGTTACCTGAAGATGTTTCTGCTTATTTAAAGTATAAACAAGAAACGGGCCGTGGATTTGAAGACTATGTTAAATTAAACAGAAACTTTGAAGACATGGATTCCGATAGTTTGCTAAGAGAGTATTTAGTCGCTACGGAAGATGGTCTTGATAGTGAAGATATAAATGTTTTAATGCAGGATTATCAACACAATGAAGAAGACCATGATGAAGCAGAGATTAGAAAAATCAAATTAGCAAAGAAAAAAGCTATTGCTAAAGCTAAAAAATATTTTGCAGAGCAAAAGAAATATTATAAGCAACCCCTTGAGTCAAGAACGGATGCCATTTCTGAAAGCGATTCAGAAGAACTCAAAGCTTATAGGCAATACTTGCAAGAGTCTAAAACTCTTGAGCAGGAGAATCTCAAAAAAAGAGATTGGTTTATAAAAAAGACCGATGATTTATTTAACCAAGAGTTCAAAGGTTTTGAATTTAAAATGGGTGATACATCATTAACATATTCTCCGGGCTCGCCGGCTGAACTTAAGAAGTTGCAGTCTACACCTTATAATTTTATAAATAGATTTATAGGGTCAGACGGACTACTGAAAGATGCGGCAGGATATCATAGAGCTTTAGCTATTGCGATGAACCCTGAAAAGTTTGCTCAGTTTTTTTATGAGCAAGGTAAGTCGTCAGGAACAGAAGATGTTATGCGTAAGACTAAAAATATAAATATGTCTGAGCGAACAGCTCCTGAAGTGGCAACGAAAGGGGGCATGAAGATTCGATCACTGAGTGAAAACTCAGGGAGAGGATTGAAAATAAAAAGTGCAAAAAGAAAATAAGTATTAAAAAATTTAAAAATTAGAAAATTATGGCAGGTTCAATGTTAGCTACGCCGGGTTGGGATTTACAGCCAAGCAGTACGCAGACCCCAACGGATAGCAATTATATTACGAATTTCGATTTCTTGAATCAGTATCTACCCGATACTTATGAAAAGGAATTTGAAAGATACGGCAACCGAACAATCTCATCGTTCTTGAGATTAGTAGGTGCAGAATTACCTTCTATTTCTGACCAAATAAAATGGTCAGAACAAGGACGGTTACATACTAAGTTTACACAGTGTGGTACAACAGCGATAGCAGGAGCAAATAACGCAACATGGACAGTGAATGATAGTGCATTCCCGGCAGGTGGTGCAGGTATTGTTACTACTCCGGCAACAGCATACAATGCTGATAACCAAATATCAATTAGAGTAGGGCAAACAGTAATGATTGTCTTTAATAATGGTGCAGGTAGCAACAAAGGTATTGTTACTGCTGTTCCTACAGCTACTACATTTACTGTAGAATACTACGAAGCGGGTGGTCAGGTAGCAGCAGGTACAGGTGCAGGTAGCTCTGATACGACTATCTTTATTTACGGTTCAGAGTTTAGAAAAGGAACTGCAGGAATGGTAGGGTCTTTAGAAGCTGATGATTATATATTTAAAAATAATCCTATCATCTTAAAAGACACTTATGAAGTTAGTGGTTCTGATATGGCTCAAATCGGATGGATTGAAGTCAGCACAGAAGATGGTGCTACAGGATTCCTATGGTATCTAAAATCAGAGCATGAAACAAGATTACGTTTTGACGATTATCTTGAGACATCTATGATTGAAGCAGTTCCGGCTGCCCCGGGTTCAGGTGCGGCAGCGAACAACTTTATAGGTTCCGAAGGTGTCTTCTTTGTCGTTGGAGCTAGAGGAAATGTTTGGGGTGGTGGTAATCCAACAGCATTAGCTGATTGGGATGCGATCATTGGTAGACTAGACAACCAAGGTGCTATTGAGGAGAATGTTGTATTCGTTGACCGAAACTTCGGTTTTGATATTGACGATATGTTAGCAGCTCAAAACTCTTATGGTGCAGGTGGTACGTCTTACGGTCTTTTCGATAACGATGAAGAGATGGCATTAAATCTAGGATTCACAGGATTCCGAAGAGGATATGACTTCTATAAGTCTGATTGGAAATACTTAAATGACCCAACAATGAGAGGAGGTTTGCCAACAGGTGCAGGCTCAGGTCGAGTAAATGGATTATTAGTACCGGCAGGTTCTACATCTGTTTATGACCAAATCTTAGGTAAGAACGCAAAGAGACCTTTCTTACATGTTAGATATCGTGCTTCAGAAACTGAAGACAGACGATACAAAACATGGTTGACAGGTTCTGCAGGAGGCGCAAGGACAGATAATTTCGACTCGATGACTGTAAACTTCTTATCAGAAAGATGTGTTTGTACTATGGGTGCGAACAACTTCGTTCTATTCCAAGAATAGTATTGATGTAAAGATTAGGGTGTCTCGTCAACGAGACATCCTTTTCTTTTTTATTATAAATTATATTAAATCTAAATAAAATGAAAACAGAAAAATTCGTAGATAAAACCTACAGACTAACAAGGAACGCAGCACCTTTATCTTATATGCTGCCAACAAGACACACAAACAGATTTCCCTTATTACATTTTGATGACGAGACAGGAGTAAACAGAGAGCTTCGTTATGCTCGTAACCAAAAAAGTATTTATGTTGATGAACAAGATGGGCATGTGGTATTAGAACCTATTATTTTTGAAGATGGATTTTTAAGAGTACCCAAGACCAATCAAGTGTTACAACAGTTTTTAGAAAACCATCCCCTATACGGAAAAAGATTTGAAAGATTAGATTCAGAAAAAGATGCGGGAGAGCACGTAGAACAACTCAATGTAGAAGTAGATGCTTTAATAGAGGCTAGGCAATTATCCTTAGATCAAGTGGAAAGCATTTCAAGAGTCTTGTTTAATCATAATGTTGCTAAGATGAGCACAGCAGAACTAAAGAGAGATATATTAGTTTATGCTAGAACTTACCCGGAAGAATTTCTAAATGTGGTAAGTGACCCTGACTTAAAGCATCAGTCAAGAGTTCAGCAGTTTTTTGAAGAAGGATTATTGGTGGAAAAGAAAGGAGGAGCGATTCATTTCAACACTAAAGCAAACAAAAAAAGAATGCTTACTGTTCCTATGGGAGAAGATGTTAATATGATTGTATCTGCCTATCTAAAGAGTGACGATGGAATTGAATCATTAAAACTTCTTGAAAAGATTTTAAACAAAGACGAATAGTTTTTTTTCGTATCTTTGTTTTTATGAATAAATATTTAAGGTTTTATTCCCCATCACTTGCTCCGGCAGCTTCATCGCAACATGTGCTTATTAACGTAAGTAAAATGACAATGATGACTTCTGATAATACGGGGGGAGGAGATTTTGATTTAGTATTTTATTATGGAGACTCTAAAGATTTTAAAATACTTTTAACATTTACTCCTGACCTAGGAGGTGCGGCTGACGAGTTAGTGTCTTATGTTGCGGACATTATCACAGAGCTATGTGCAGAAGGAAACAACGATGTGTATGCAGATGTAGGTAATGAAGATGGTATTAGGGTCAAGATAGGACCGGTAGTATTCACACTAGTATTAACCGAAGTACAAAGAGCCACATAGCTATGAGTAAGTTTTTAAGATTTAATACAACTACTACAGGCAAGATGTTGGTAAAAGCTGAGAGTTTGTCAGGCATAATGGAGATTATTTCTCCCGCCGGAATGTATTTATTATTTTCAGAGAACAATTCGGCAGCTAGTTCCAAAGTACTTATTGTGACTTCAGGGGGGAGTCTTAGTGCTGATGAGCAGGCTACTCGCAATGTCATAACTAATGCAATAGAAAGACTCTTTCAAGCAGGATATACTCAGTCGTATGTGGATGTAGAGTTTCCGGGTGTAATAATAGATTCAGTAACCTTAGTAGATTAATAAGATGGTTAAGTATTTAATATTTAAAACAGCGAATGGAGACAGGGTATTAAATGTAAATGCATGTGACCTAGTGGTATTGTTTGACGTGAATACTATTCACGCAAGTTCTGTTCCTTATGTAACAGCAAGCGAAGAGTGGAACATTCAAAGAGATGGGGTTAATGGTATTGATTTTGACGGAGCTTTGGTAGACATAATTAACGATGCTATTATAAGAGCAGAGCAAACTTCCTATACTGAGGTTTTTATTGATGTCCCTATTCCTTCTAAGTATGCTATCGGAGATATAGTCTCTGCATAGTAAATATATTTTATTATCTTTGTAGCGAGAATAGTCTCACAAAATTTTTCAATTTTTTTTATTATGAAAAAGTATTTATCATTCCCGATTGACGGGGCAACACCACAGTTGTTAGCTGTAGACGGTGTTATAATCGTTGAACAAGCTAGTACCACTGAGGTTACAGTAACTTATGCGGGTTCAGCGGCAGCAACAGATGTGGCAACAATTACTTTTGGTGCAGCATTTGCAGCTTCTGACGACAGCGCAAGAGACCGTGTTCAAGACTCTATAATTGCAGCTCTTCAAACATCTTGGACTAACCCAAAATATGACGTTAGTTTATCAGGTTTAGTTGATGCTGCAGGGGCACCGGCAGTTATTACAGGTATTGTGGTAGCTTAGTGTTATATCGCTACTTAGGTGAAGAAGGGGACATTAGTCCCCTTTTTTTATTATCTTTGTAGTTATGGGAAGATATTTTATAATAGGAACAGGAGGATATCCTACATACTTATCAGTAGATGGTATAGTAGGTATTATGCAGGACACGAGAAATACTCTAACCACTTTGTTTATTTATTATTCCAATGGAAAAAAAGCTACTATCACTTTAAATAGAGCTGTAGTAATAGCGGAAGAATATAAATGGGCTAATTGGTTTATAGAAAAATTTGCAAGTGCCCATAACCGGGTAACAACTGCAGGGGAAGATTGGGAGACAGTGGCTGAAATGAATACTATCGGTGGCCCTAAAGATCCTGCAACAGGACAATACCCCTCAACAATTCCCTTTGTAGATATTGGAGGGGCTAATGTTTCAGTAGCAACTATAACGATAACTTGATATGTCTAAATATTTAATTGTTAATACTTCTACTTATGCAGCTTCAGGAGTAGGTTCAAAGTCGGCAAAAATAATTGTAGGTGCTGATAATATTGTATCTATTATTCCAAATGGTGTTAGTGCTGTAGAGATAGTTTACCACGGTAATGTTCGGGCAGAACTAACCTTGTCGGATGCAGTAGCTGCGGGAGATTATAGTGTGATAACTTTTCTGACTAAACAAATAGAAAGACTGCAAAGTGGAGAGAGTCAAGTTATTTCTATGCCTAAGCAATTACCTAATTGTTTCAATCCAATAGGACAACCCATTAGTATTAGGTCGGTGACCGTTACTCAGTTTTGCTGTCCCCCTTAAATTTCTGTCCATATATCTTTTTTTAGTATCTTTGTCTTATGATTGATGAAGTGTATAGTACAGTCCTCTCTGTATTAAATAAAAATAATTATGGATATGTAACGCCTGCTGACTTTAACTTGTTTGCTACGCAAGCACAACTTTCTATATTTGAAGATTTCTTTTATTCTTATAATCATCAAATAAATAAAGAAAATATGAGGCAGTCAGGGATAGGATATGCTGATATAAAAAATGGTATAGAGCAAGATATAGCTATCTTTGCTAAGACACAGGTTTTAGATCAGCCTGCGGCCACTACTAATACAGCTAATCTTTACAATCTGCCTCTTGATTATTACTTTATTAATAAATTATATTTCTATCCTACGTTGCTATACAGTGGTACAACTACCGCAGAAGTTGCGGGTAAACTTGTAGATACTACGTTAAATCAGTTTGTGATAACTGCTCCGGGTATTCCCGAGTCTCCACCGGTAGGAAGTATTGTTGTTAATACAAGCCCAACAGGAGCTCCTACAGACCCTATGCTAACAGCTTATGTTACTGCAGTAGACTCAGTATCGGAATTAAGTTTGAGTGCGGACATTATGTCTACAGGTGCGATTCCTTATGTGGGGCAGGACTATAGAATATATGATGCTAACAATATAGTTGAGATAGAAAAAGTTAGTCAATATAAAATATTTAATCTGACAAGTTCTCAGCTTACTGCTCCTACTAGAACTTATCCTGCTTATGTATTAAGCGAAGGAGTGTCCGAGACAGCAACGGTATATCCATCAACTATAAATAAAAAGGGAGATGTTATTTGTCAATATATACGTTATCCTAAAACTCCTAAATGGACATACAACCTAGTGGCATCAACTCCAATCTTTAATGCAAGTGCTCCTGACTATCAAGACTTTGAAGTTCCTGAAGATAATCAGGTAGACCTAATAGCTCTTATACTTCAGTACGCAGGAATGTCAGTTAGAGAAGTAGAGATATATAAGTTTGGAGCTACACAAGATATGAACGAAACACAAAGTGAAGAATAATGACGTATTTATCTCAATTTCAATATTACACTAATAGTGGCACGATTCCTACAGATGAGAATTGGGGGTCATATCAGTATGTAAAACTACAAGACATTGTAAATAACTTTATGTTAATGTATAATGATAATCATAATATCATTAACAATGAAGAGAGATACAAGGTATTGTTCCACGCTAAGAGAGCAATACAAGAATTGAACTATGATGCGTTTAAAGAAATCAAAGCTCTACAATTAACAGTAGACGTGGCATTACGGTTTATATTACCATCGGATTATGTTAATTGGGTAAGGATATCTTTATATAAAGACGGATATATCAGGCCATTAACAGAGAATATTCAGGTGGCAAGTGCTCATGAATACTTACAGGATGACACAGGCAAGATATTATTTTCTCAAAACGGAGAGATATTAATGCCTCAATACTCAGGGCTAGACCATGATAGAATCATGGGAAGTAAAAAAAGTATTTATTTAAATAAAAATAATCCTATGTTCAATGGGGTTTATGGTTACTGCTGTGATGGAGCATGGTATTTTGACTACCATAGCCGAGCACGTTTTGGGTTAAATACAGAAACAGCTAATGCTAATCCTACATTTACTATTGACAAGAAAGCAGGTGTTATTAATTTTGATTCTACTATGGCCAATGAAGAATGTATCCTTGAATATATTTCAGATGGTATGGCGAATGGAAATGATGGAGAGGTTTCTGTTAATAAATTATTTGAAGAATTTGTTTATGCATATATAAGATATGCTATTGTGTCATCAAGACTTGGGGTTCAAGAATATATAGTATCACGAGCACGAAAAGAAAAGAGTGCTTTGTTACGAAATGCAAAAATCAGAATTAGTAATATTCATCCGGGTAGATTACTTATGAATCTACGAGGAAGGGATAAGTGGATAAAATAAAATGGCAAAGACTCAAAGAAATTTTGTGGCCGGTAGAATGAATAAGTCTATCGATGAAAGGTTACTTCAGAATGGAGAGTATGTCCATGCTCAAAATGTAAGGCTCGGGTCTACAGAAAATTCAGAGATCGGTTCAGTTGAAAATGCAAAAGGAAACATTGAGCTCACTCCCTCTATAGCGTTCCCTTTGCCGGGAGAAACCTACTCTACCAACCTAAGCCCTTTTGCTACATGTATAGGTAAATATGCAGACGAAGCTAATGAAACTATTTATTGGTTTGTTCACGACCCATCATGGATGGGCCCCTATCCTGATGGGGCTCCGTTGGGAGCAGCGATTGTTACAGGAACAAATACAGCTTTATCTCCTAATGAGCTAGTAGACGGAGGAGCTACCTTTGAAACTGACGGAACAGTGGTGGGGGCTATTGTTGTAGAGGATGCTAACCCTGATAACTTTGCTTATGTAACGTCTATAACAGGTAACACCGTATTAGTTTTATCACGAGATATGTTTGCTGCACCGGGAACTGCTTATACTATTTATCAAAATACACATAGGATGGATATGATATTATCCTATAATGTGAACAGTCAAAATTTGATATATCATATTATTAGTGTATATGATTGTATTCCCTGTACCACTCAATGGAATACCACTTTAAATTTCAACCCCAACAATTTAATTACAGGGGTTAACCTAATAGATAATTTTTTGTTTTTTACTGACAACCATAACCCTCCACGAGTTATAGATGTTACTAAACAATACGGAGAGCCTTGTGTGTCCCCACCTGTGGGCCCTCAAACAAACCCTACCACAACGTGTCCAATTCCGCCGGGAGGTGGTGGCGTGTGTGGTGAAGGAGATAATTTCACCGCTAAAGAGATAATGGTTATTAAAGAGCCACCAACAAATTCTCCTACTATCACTTTAAGCAATAACGGAACTGAGAGAAATTACATAGAAGATAAAATGATTTCTTTTGCTACAAGATATAGATATGAAGGTGGAGAGTTTTCTGCGTTATCATCATTTAGTGAAATCGCTTTTTCTCCTGAACCTTTTTTCTATAGCCAAGACAGTGATTTAAACGAGGGGATGATTAATAAATACAATGCAGTAACAGTATTGTTTGAAACAGGAAATGAATTAGTGACAGACATTGAGGTGGTGTTTAAAAGTTCCGACACTTCACTGATTAAAATTATAGATCGATTTAATAAAAATCAATTAGGCCTTAATAACAATAGCACATACAGTATTACTTTTGATAACAGTAAAGTTTATACTGTGCTTCCTGAGTATGAAATCCTTAGGCTTTATGACAATGTTCCTATCGTAGCTAAAGCACAAACTATTATGGGTAATAGATTGATGTATGGTAATTATCAAGAACAGTATAATTTAGTGGATAAGTTTGATTCTATTGTTAAGCCTATATATGACACCGTTTTAACCTCTAAAGAGTTAGGAGTTCAGGCGGCCACTCCTACATTTTTTGCAGCCGACAGAAATGTGTATGGGCAAACCTATGCAAATATTCCTAATAATGAAGTAGAGATAGATTTTGGTAATATACCCTTAACGGCAGGATCTACTTTAAACTTAACCTTTAATATAGGATGGGCTAATCCTTTTTGGCAATGGACCAATATACCCGGATTTCCTTTTGACACATGGGCAGGTCCTAATCCTCCCGGATCATCTCCATTTGCAGGGGGGAGTCTAGTAAACTTTCGGTGGACTTTGCCTCAAGATTTTAGTAGTGTCACTGAAATGGTGTCAAGTGTGGCTTTTCAGTTAGCAATCGGAACACAAACAGCCTTAGAAGGTGGTATTGCGCAGCCGTTTAATGCTTCATCGGCTATTGCTACAGGGCAAAGTGGGGGTTACAATTTAACTAATCTTATTAATGCACGGTATTCATTAACCGTACAAGATGCTCCATTACAACCAACATACCGATATAAATACCTATCTGCTTCGGAAGTATTTCCTCCTACTGCAGGTCCTGCGCCGGGAGATCCCGGGTCAGCTACTATGGCTGTAGGATTTGATTCGATGCCTGCAGACCCAAATAAATTTAAGTTATGGTTGCATCCTATGGTGTACGTCCCCCTTAATAATGCAGGTCCACCTCCTGTAATATCTAATCCTACCGGATCTACAGGATCAATGCCGGGAGGAAGTTTTGCTGTTGTAGTCCCTAATTTTGCTAACCTAGGAGCAAGTATAATTAATGCTGCTGATAATAAAAGTTTACATAGTAATAGAGGATATGAGGTGGGAATCATTTATATGGATGATTGGAATAGAGCTACTACACCTATAACAAGTAATCAAATTTCTGCCACTGAAGGAGGCGGTTCATCGGGAAGTAATATTTTTGTTCCATGCTACCTATCTGATAGAGTTAATAAAGCTCGTGTTACTATGCCATCGACTATGGTTGCACCAAGATGGGCTACGCATTTTAAATTTGCGATGAAGCCTAGTGAAGAAGGGTATGAGACTATATATGCAAAAAACTCTTTTACTTCTCCTGAATCAGCATCAGGTGCTCCGGGAACAGTAATTACATATTTCTTATTAGAAGGAGAGAACGCTCAAAAGGTAGAGGCGGGAGATAAGCTTCTAGTAAAAACGGATGCTAATGGCGCAGTAGGAACATGTGTATATGCTACGGTATTACGAAAAGAAGTTCAGGAAGAAAACTTTATTACCGTTCCTGATCCTGCTAATCCTAATCAAAACTTATATGTGCCTGCAGGAGTGTATATGGAGATGTCAAACTTTCCTTTTTCTACTGCTTCAAATGTTGCACCATCATATCCGGTGGTAGGTATACCTGTAACTCAAAGTACTAAAGTATCTACTGTCCTCCCTGATGGAGAAATAATTCCTAATATTTGTCCCGAGTTATACTATAGAGGATTAAGTGGAACATCAACAGGATTAAACGCAAACGGTGAACCTATCTATACACCTATGTCTATACCTCAAGGTACTAATATCACCATTGGATTAAGATGGTTTAAAAAAGGAGCCCTAGGATATACGGTTGTGGGTTCAGGAACAGATAGTCAAGTAGAGTGGAGATTTCATAAAAGATATATAGCAGATCAAGACTATAATAATATCATCGATTTTTTTAACGGAATGGATGTTCACACAGATATGGTAAATGAAGGAGAGAAGCTTTTTGTTGGTTGCAGTGGAGGTGTAACTATCGATTATGACCCATCCCTTGCTCCCCTAACAGACCCTACAACGGCATGGACTACTCCACAGTATGATTGTGACTCTAATCCATGTACTATATTTTTAAGGTGGTCTCAAACACCTGCCGGAGGAACTGACCCTGATAACGAGATACAGTTTTTAGTTCGTGCAGGAGGTGGAACTAGTGAGTTAAATAAAATTGAATGCGCATTTAACATTAGCTTTCAAGAAGAGGTAGTCGCATTTGAGACAGAAGGAAGGCCTGCGAATCCTGATTTATGGTACGAAGGTTCTGATGTCTACCCCATTGATGTAGCTACAGGCTCTCACCAAGGTATTGCGGCTAATAACGATGTAAGTCAAGTAGTGGGTACAGCACTTACAGGAACAACCGGAGTTTTTAATTTATCTTTTTTCAACTGTTTTGCATTTGGCAATGGAGTGGAAAGCTATAAAGTAAATGATTCTTTATCAGGAAGGTATTTCTTATTAGGTCAACGTGTAACAGCAACTGCTAATGAGGACTACAGAAGAGCACATCGCTATGCTGATATTACATATAGTGGAATAATTAATAATGAAACCAACATTAATAAGTCTAATGAGTTTAATTTAGGTCTTGTTAATTGGAAGTCGCTAGAAGATAGTTTTGGCAAGGTGCAAATACTTAGCGGTAGAGATACCGATGTTCTTGTTTTACAGGAAGATAAGATATCGTATGTGTTAGCAGGAAAGAATTTATTAAGTGACTCTTCAGGTGGTGGTACAGTAGCTTCTGTTCCTGAAGTTTTAGGAACACAGATAGCTAGAACAGAAAGATTTGGTATTAGCAACAACCCTGAGAGCTATGTAGAGTTTGGGTTAGATAAATTTTTCATTGACGAAAAACGAGGAGCAGTATTAAACCTTAGAGGCTCTTCAGGACAAAATGAACAGCTTCAGGTGTTATCAGAATACGGAATGAGGAGTTGGTTTAGAGATGCCTTTAACGGACAGCTAACCTCATCTATCAATGTATACACTCAAAAGCTTGGAGGGTTTGATCCTTATATGAATGAATATGTGGTATCGTTAACAGACCGATCTCTATTTTTTACTCCCGGAGAATGTGATGTGGTAATAAGTGATATTGAAACAGAGCAAGATGTAATAGCATGTGGAACAACTACTACCTTTACTTCGCCCGGAGATTTAGCTCCTATGGTTTTTTGGGTAGAGTTTCCGGAGGATGGCGAGGGATCAGTAGGGGATGTTTCATGGACTTTTAATATGACACCTACCGATACCGGTGCTGTTAGTGAGGCGTTTATACAGGTTCAATTGCCAATTGGAAATGACTTGTTTCCCGCAACTCCAATAGCTAGCAACACTCCTCCTAATACTGTAACATGGACTAAAGATACTCCTGTTCCAACTCAAGCATACGTAATTATAACTCCTGATCCTACTACTATGACCGGTGCAGGTTCATTTGATGTGAATGCCACTTTAAATTGTGCTACTCCAACCCCTATAAATGTAGATACAGTGTTGTACACTTCTCAAAGAAACTGTCCCGCTTCTAATACGGCTACATATTATGACCCCGCAAATGGACCGGATGCGGTGTGTTTAGTTAATCCTTTGTTAAGTTGGCAATGGCAGGCTCAAAATGGAGTGATAGCAGGAAATGTTAATCAACAATTAATAGAGTATTTTTCTGCTTGGGAAAATACTGCCACTTTAGGTAATGGAAATATTGTTCAAGACATTTATCAGACTCCGATAGGTAATGATAATTTCCCTCAATACCCATTTATTCCGGATGGTTGGTTGAATCCACCTAATGCAGGGGGTGGTTGGAACGATAGCCAATGGCAAGGATTAGTTCAGGGGGCAGAAGCTCCTAATGTGGGTGATTATGTGGAAATGATACTAGACTTATCAGACTTGGGTTATATTGTTCAGGGTGACGACACTCAGTTCACTAATGTTAACAGTGCTCTTAATATTGTGTTTGATGTAAACAAACATAGCTTTAGGTATTTAAGAACAAATATTGATTATGACAGAACCAACCGACAGGATGCGGTAGATTTATTAGCTAATAGTGTTGCTATAAATCCTTTAGGTCCCGACTTCTTTAGTTGGGATGGACAACAATGGGTTACTCCTGCACAGAATGGGGCACTAAAATATAAAGGAGTGTTTCAAATGCCTGCTCCTGTAGCTCCTAATAGTGATCCGCATTTATATTTAATTGTTGACATAAGAGAAAGACAATCCGAGTGGTTATGCCATGATCCGGGAGCAATCGGAGACTCTACAATACTAAACGAGGTGTGTTGTGACTGTAGTTGTGGAGCAGGAAATTATACATGCTATAGACTACAAGCTAAAACTTCTCAATATCCTTTTACGTTTACAGTTATCACTCCGGGATCTGCACCGGCGACAGATACAGTCACTCTTCCCCCTTATGTTACTGAGGAAGAAGGTAGCTGTATAACAGTGTGTTCAAGTGTTTATCCTTACCTTATCCCCGGTTCACTCCCTTTCAATGCAGATGGATCACAATGGACAGTGGATAGTATTGTGGATATAACCATACAATCCTGTGGTGATGCGGCAGGTTGTACAGATTGTGGAACGCCTACTGTGCCATACACGCCGGGAACATGTACTTAATATTAAAAAAATAGATTATGCCTACTTCAACCGAATATTTTTTAGATGCAACTAACTTGTCCTTAGCGACATGTGTTTTTACTGACATAGCTTTAACTACTGTAGCTCCTCAGGGATATTATTCTGATGGTGCTATTGTTAGGTATCTAACAGTACAGGGAGTAGCTCCTAATCAATATGGAACATTGAGTGGGGCATTGAGTGCATTTGGTGCAGGCCCTATAGAGTGTGAGACATGTATTACTCCTTGTAATGATTTAGATGCTAGTAAGGCAATTAGAATTAAAGTTGATGCGGCATATCCTCCCACAGCCCCACTAGGTACAGATCTTCACGGAACATATAAAATTCCTATTGATTTAGGATCAGGCACAGGTACGACAGGGGCGGTTATTGTAAGGGTATATTTTAGAAATGAATATGGCGCAGGATGTGGATTATTATTAGACAATGAAGATGAGTTTGGAAACATAACTATATCTACCAACAACTTCTCTGCTTCAGGAAGCACGCCTAGTGTTGCTCCGACTCCCCCTGATGGCTTCCCATATTTAGGAGCACCTGATGGAGGATATCAAAGAAGCCTTACTTATCAGCCCGATGGAACACTTAATTATGGTGGAGATCCTTCAGGTGGACTTGCAGGATATCCCTTAACAGATGACACTAAGTTTTTATATGTAGGAGGAGCAGGGAGATTTCAAGGAGGCCCGCCGGCTACATCATTTGGTGGTATTTATTATAATCCTTTTCCCCCTACAAACTGTGCTGCTCCACCCACTTGGTTGCAAGTACCTAACAATAAACCTAATTATTATGAATATGATGCTGTTAACTGTCCTGATTGTCCGGGAGGACCCCCCACGACAGTTCCTGCTCCTAGTATACCTTTTATTGCTAACCCTTCTATTACCCATGCTCCTCCGGGCGGAATACCAACATGGACATGGTCAACAAATTTAGGGCCTCAGTATGAATGGGTAGCAGGGCCCGCAGATGCATCAGTAACGGTAAGTAGAGATCAGGTTCAGTTATCCACATTAACACAGAACACGCATTATTATAATACTGAAGGGGGGTATAGGGGTTGGTATACTGCAGTATTACCAAAGTCTGACCCTAGTATGACGAGAGCGGTAATGAAGTTGCAAATTCTTGCGTGTAATGCTGAAAGTCCGGGGCTACCAATCAGTGACAATGGTCTTGATATTGTTATTAATACTAATTGTCCTAAAAAATTAAGCAGAATATCCTATCCTATTTTGGGAGCTCAACCTCAATATATGTGTAGTGAGCCTTACCCTACTCAACTACAAGCATTTACAAGTGGAGATATGTCTAACGAAGTGTTTCATGTTCCGGGAGCTCAAGGAGTAAGTCCTAATTTCCCCCAATATGCACCTTTAACTGAATATACTGAAGGTGTTCCTAATAGATGGGATTTAGTGTTTAAAGATGAGAATGGAGAGCAGCCTCTTTATGGGGATAACAGTAACCCTTCTACACCATATTGGTGTAGATATATAGATGCTAATGGAGACCCTAAACTATTTGAAATAACTCATGGTATTATTACACAAACAAATGTGGCTTATGTTCCTGAGCCTGCAGCTTGTGGTGACATAATTCAAACAGACAGTAGTATAGCGGGTGGTGGTATATATAGACTTCAAGCCTCATTAGGTGTAGCCACAGGAGCAGTTATTGTGAGAGTATTTACAGGACAAAATCCTAAAGGTTTGTTTGTTAAATTACTAAATACTGATGGTACTGTAGTGACAAAAAGTAATAGCTTTTCTATTAGAGGTTCTGAAAATGCAAGTGGAGATCTTAGCGATACTCAATATGCATACAACAGTATGTCAACTATAAACAATAATAATTCAGGAGCTAGCAGCGGTGGTAGTGGTTATAATTTAAGTGGATCAAACGGTGTCTATATTGAGGAGACCACGATTTATGAGGCAGGAGTAGGGCTTCCCGGAACACCCACAAGAACAACATGTTACCTTGACCCAACTGCTTGTGACAGTTCTAGTTTAGGGCAGACGACAGTATATGGTCAAGATCCTAATTCTTACGATCAATATGGTTCTCCTTATTCAGATAGTGGTGTTGAACTTCCTTTATTTGACCTACCTGTATATATAGGCGGAATGAATACCAATAATAACCCTACGTCAGCGATACCATGTGTAGCTGAAGCGGGAGGCGTAATCACTTCTCCGGCTTGTGATGTTGGATTTGCTCCGGAAGGAATAGCTAATGGTATTTATAATCCATTAGGGAATATTAATTTACCCGGCAATGGATTTACTTACGTGGGTCCTGCTGCTCCGGATGAAGATTTATTTGGTTTATGTCCAATAGAGATTTGGATGGGTGGAACAGGAAATAATGCTTATAACCTATGGACTTACCCTGCTACTACCACAGCATGTAATCAGACTTGTACTTATCCAATATGGCTTTATGATGGTAGTGGTGGGCTTTATATACAAACATCAATATATCATCAAATAGGAATTTCTACTCCACAAGTTCAATTATACGGAACAGATAATGTTAATGATCTGTATGATTCTCCGGGGTGGGTAATGTGTGTTATAAATAAAGCCGATGCTGTTGAGCAAAGACTAAACTTGGAAGTTACAAGTATTACTTCTAACACTGAATTTACTGCTAAAGTAGAATGCCCACAACTTTTACCTCAAATAGCTAACCTTCTTGTTTATAAAGCGAGCACATTAAATGGCGCAGATGCAAACTCTATATCTAGTATGTGTGCGAGCGGTCCACCTGCAACTAACCCCGGTGAACCTTGTTATATTGCTCATAATGCTTTTGGTGGTGACAACGATGATGGGCTTACAACATCCGCTCCTTGTGTTCCGGGTGTTGCGGGAGGTACAAATACGTGCTCTAATGCAGGAACATTAGACGGTGATATTCCCTACTTAAATGACATGGTATTTAAAGATGATAGTGCAGCAACTCAATTAGATCCGGGGTATTATTATTACACTATGCCTATTACCCTTACTCCTATGTGGATGTATGTAGATGAGTTTGGAATTGTAACCTGTATTAAAGACTGTTCAGAACTAGTGGCGTGTTAATTAATATTAAATAAAAAACTATGGCAACATATTATACATTATCATTTAGCGAAAACTCAAAAGGGTGGCCTTCTTTCTATACTTATAAACCTGAGATGATGGTAGGAATGAATAACTATTTTTATTCTTTTAGTGGAGGATCGCTATGGCGACATAATAGTACATCTGTTCCTAGAAATAATTTTTATGGTATATCGGGAACGTCTATTATAACAAGTGTTATTAATGAAAGACCACTGAGCAATAAACTATTTAAAACTTTAGAGTTAAATTCGACAGGGGCATGGAGTGTGGCGATGACCACAGATCTGCCTAATGTAGGTGAGATTAGCACTACAGATTTTGAAAAGAAAGAGGGAGACTTCTTTAGTTATATAAGAACTACGGGAGCTAACCCGGGTACTGATGCAGGTAGTGAACAATATAAGCAACGGTCTATGGGTGGTATTGGTAACATTGATACATCTACCCCTGACCCTGCAATTTGTCCTAACTGTTATGTGGTAACTTATCTTATTGACTTACCACCTATGTTAAGTGTAGGTGATGCCTTCTATGTGACTAACCAAATATCAGGACTTATAACAGATATTAATTTTGTAACCAATACTATTGTTGTTGACTATTATGCAACACTAATACCTGCTCCTCCTGTGCCTGCACCGGGATTGTTTAGCTATTACGCTAAATCAATTACTGCAGAATCACATGGATTACTAGGTCATTATTTAGAATTTACTCTTACAAATGCCTCGGGTGGTATAGAAGAGTTGTTTGCTGTGAAGTCTGATTATATGAAAAGTTTTCCTTAATTTTGTTATCTTTGTAGTAATGAAATTAACTATTAGACCGTTATCATACGAGGATTATGATAATACACTTGTTGGATGGTGGAAAGATTGGGGATGGGAAATGCCTCCGGAGAGAGATTTTTTACCGCAAGATGGGGAGGGGGGAGCCATAGTATATGACGACACTACGCCTGTGTGCGCAGCTTTTTTATATAATACCAATTCTAAAGTAGCTTGGATAACTTGGGTGATATCAAACAATAGGTATAAAAAAAGAAA